CGGCGATCGCCTTGGGTTTCGGTGGCACCGGCTGATAGGTGCCGGGCGGCGCGCGGTCGTCGCGTGGTTTGCCGGGTGCCGCCCCATCGGGTGATGCGGACGGCGGCGAAGGGGTGGGTTCGCCGCCGCTGACGTCGACACCCGGCAAGTGCTCAAGCGCGGCCTGGCGTCCCGCCAGCTCGCCGGCGCGGCCCGCCTCGCGGTCGGCCTGCTCGCCGAAGATCCGCGCGGTCGAGAACAGCGAATTGGCCAGCTGGCGGGCCACCTCGCCGCCCGGCCGCTCGATCGCCAGCAGGCCGTCGGCCAGGATCGCCTGGCCCTGGAATGGCCGATAGCTGACGGGCGTCCTCCTGTAATTCGCCATCAATACCTCCCGAACATCGAGGCGAAGCCCGAAAAGCCGCTGGTGAAGCCCTGCAGCAGGCCCATGGCCTTGGCGTTCTTGGCCATCGAGCGATAGGCCGCGGCCCGTTCCGTCAGCCGCGACAGCCGGCTCATGGTCGTGCCGCTGTCGGTGTTGAGCCCCACGTCGGCCTCACGATAGACATTCTTGCGCGCCTGCAGCGCCGAGCCGAAACTGAGGTCGACGCCGGACGCCGCATAGGCCACGTCTTGTTCGCCCACGGCCTCGGCCGCGCTTTTCAGCAGGCTGCGCTTGCGGTCGACCGACTGCACCGTCTCGAAGCCCTTTTCCGCTTCGGCGTCCTGGGCGGCCAGTTCCATGCGTTGCGCTTCGGCATTGCCGGCGGCGATCGAGGCGACGATGCCGCCCACCGTGGCCAGGCCCTGCAGGATGCCGGAAATCGACAATCCGCCGCCGGCGGCCGCGGCACCGCCGGCCGCTGCGGCGCCACCGGCCGCCGCCGCGCCGCCGCCCAGCAAGCCGGTCACGCCAGAAAGCAAGAACATCAGAGCCTCTCCCCTAGTGTCAGATCGCGCACATGCAGCTTGCCGGGGCGAAGCTGGGTAATGATCGCCGTGGTGCCCACCTGGCTGCCCAGGATGCCGGAACGCCGGGCCAGGCCGGTATATTCGGCCGGCGGTGCATCCACCGGGGTCTGGTCGGCCCGCGTCAGCGGCACCTCGGCGACCTGGCCGCCATTGGCGCCAACCGCCACGCTGGTGGTGGCCAGCAGTTCCATGGTCACCTCGTTGATCCGTCCCGGCCGCTTGATCACCTGGTCGTCGCGGGTGATCATGTAGCGCGGCATCGAGCGCCAATAGGGCGCCTGCCACAGGCCCACGATCACCTCGCCGGTGAAGGCTGTGCCGGGCGCGATCGCGCCGCTCGCCACGGTGAAGGGGCCCTCGATCAGGCCGCCCTTGTCCACCCACACGTCGCGCCCTTCGAGGAAATCGAGGCCCGCCACATTGCCCGAGAGGTCGCAAGTCGCGGTGACGCTCGCCTGGAACAGCGTATCGCGGCCCAGCCGCTCGTGGCGCAGCTTGCCGCCGCGCGACACCGCGAGCCGCACCGCGTTCGAGCTGTCGACCAGCAGCTCCCTGGCCAGGCCCGAGGCGGCCAGCACCCACTCGCAGAACCCCAGCACCTCCTGGCTCTGGATGATGCAGGCCAGCGTCACCCGGCCGTCGCTGCGGAGCATCCACAGTTTCGAGGCCTCGGCATCGCCGAAGGCCTGCTGCGGCTCCAGCCGCGTGACGTTGTCGACCAGGTGCGCCGAAAGCAATTGCTGGGGTGCGGGCTCGAAGGTCTGCTCGATCTCGGAGTAAGCCAGGGCGAACAGCTGGTTTCCCGCCTTGGGGTCGGGATCTTCCGGGTTCTCCTTGGGCTTGGCCCCGATGCAATAGACCTTGGTTTCGAGGTTCACCGCCTTGCAGTTGGCGGGAATGCCGGTCGATCCCGCCTTGGTGAAATTGAGGGGATCGGTCGAGCTGATGGTGCGGTTGGACGCGAAATAGATGGCGCGGTTGGTGAAAACCAGCGGGAAGGTCGCCTCGGCAAAGGCCAGCACCCGCTCGGCCACCTGGCCGGCGCGCAGCTTGTCGAGGCGCGGCGCCGAGGCCCCGGCGATCGAAATATCCAGCTTGAAGTATTCGCCGGCCTGCGATGATGCCACGGCCGGCGGCACCGCCTTGATGTCGCCATAGGCCAGCCGGTCCTGCCACAGGCCGAACACGCCGGGCCAGCCGCGCGTGGCCGAGAACAGCGGCTCGTAATCGGTGTCGCCGATCTGCTGGTGTGAGGCGAGTGCCGCCGCATCGGCGGTGTTGGCAATGGTCGAGATCAGCTGATACTCGACGCCCGAGAGATCGCCGCCGAAGGTGATCTCGATCTCGTGATGCTTGGGCGGCTTGGACGTGATCGTCACCGTCACGGTCGTGCCGAGGCTCGGCAGATCTTCGAGCGCCGCTTTGAACAGCGCCGCCGTGGCCGTCAGGTCCACCGAGCCGTCGTCAATCGGCACCGGATTGTTGGAGCCGTCGACATAGGAGATCGAGGGCGTGCTTTCGCCGTCGACCGTGAACGACAGCAGCACGTCGACGGTCGATCCGCTCCAGGTCACGTCGACAATCCAGATATCGTCGGTCTTGCTGTAGGTCCCGCCGAGATCGACCAGCGGCAGGCCGTCATAGGGCCACAAGTCGCGCACCCAGCGGGTGTCGCTGCCGCCGCGCTGCACCCGCAAGGTTTCGAGGTCGCGCGCGCCGATGCCGAAAGTGGCGTTCTCGGCGTAGAAATTGCATTCCGGCAGCAGGTCCTCGGTCACGGTGGCGAGATAGGCCGCCGCCACCCAGCCGTCGTCCTCGTAAATGTCCAGCAGCCCCACCTGCAGCGAAGCGAGGTAGCGGCTGCCATCGTCGTGCAGCACGCTGGCATAGCGCGGCTCGTCCTGGGTGGCGCTTTCGGTCAGCACCGTCACCGTGCCGCAATCAATGGTCGCGGTGCCGGTCACCTCGGCCTGCAGGCGCACGGCCGTCGCGGTCATGCCTTCGCCGGGCGCCACGGCCAGGGCCAGAGCCTGCTCGGTCGTGCCGGCATCCAGCGGCCCGGCCAGGTCGACCCAGCCTGCCCCGGTGTTGACTTGCGCGGTGATGCCGTGCGTTCCCGCGTCCGCCACCAGCCCCGAGCAGTCGATGGCGATCACCGATCCCGCCACCGTCGCCTGCCAGATCGTCGCCGTGGTGTCGGTATGTGGCCCGGCCGTCACCGTCACGCCAGATTGGGCAAGCGCCGACACGCGGCCCCGCACCGGGCCGTTGTCCCAGCTGCCGGCCATGGCGCGAAAGCCCGAAACTGGCACCGGCTCGACGTTCTTGTAGGCAAGCCCGCCGGAATAGAATTGCTTGATGTCGACGCGCCCGGCCACCTCCTCGGAGAGTTCCCCGGCATTGGCCGAACGGTAGGGTGCGCCGCCACGGGCCGCCATGTCAGGCCCTCGCGTCGGTCAGGGGATTGCGCTGCAGGAAGTTCCGCCCTTGCGGCTGCGAGGCGTGATCGAGCGCGATCAGCTTGCCGAACAGGCCGCCGCCGCCTTCCTGCTGGGGCGAACCCCAGGCCTCGCGCTTGTAGCGCTCGCCGGTGTCCTCCTGCTGCAGCAGCGGCTCGGCGATCTCGCCGGCAAGCGCCGTCACGAACGCCTCCATGAAACCGAGATCCCAGGTCGTGGGATCGGCCAGCAGCCGGATGCGCGCCCACAGCGCCGAGACATTGGCGTAAACCTTGCCCTCCTCGATCATGAAGGAACGGCAGTAAATTTCGTTGGCCCCGGCCTGCGACAGGAATGCCACCGGGTTGCCGATGCGGTTGGCGGGCAGGTTGAAGCCGTAGGTCCAGCCATTGTCGAAGGTGCCGGCGGCCAGGGCTTCGAGCGCCTGCGTGCGGATCGAGTTGCTCCACCGATAAAGCGCAATGGCGCGGGCCTCGACGGCGTCGAAGCCCATGTCGAGGATGGCACCGAGTTCCTCGCCGCTGTCGATCGTATAGGAGGCCGGCTGCCCGAGCTTGAGCAAAGCCCGGTTGCAAACATGAACCTTGTCGCGTGCAGTCTCCGGCATGCCGGCCTCCCGGTCGTGTCAGTCTTAGGCGTTCACCAGGGTGGTGTTGTCCACCGTGATGTTGCCGGTATCAGGCACCGAGGTCACCGTCACCACGTAAAGCACGGCCGTGCCGTCGACGTTGGCGTGAATGATGATCACGTCGTTGGTGCTCAGCTGGTCGCGGGCGTTGTTGAAGTAGCCGTCGGTGATGATCGAGGCGGCGGCGTCCGGCGACGCATAGAACCACAGCTTGGTCGACGGCGTGTCCGCGGTGTGCGGCGAGCTGCAAACCAGGATGAGGGAACGAAGATTGAGAGACATGCGAGTATTCTCCTAAAGTGTTGAAACCGGTAGGAAACCGGCGGGAAGGCCCCGCCGGTCAGGATCAGTTCGGGTTCGTGATGGTGGTGAGTTCCTTCATCAGGATGCGCTTGACGCCCTTGGTCAGGATGCCGAGTGCACAGCCCGAGATATTGGCTTTCGCCAGCCACGGCGATCCCTGCATGGTGAACACCTGCTGGATGTTCGGGCTTTCGTTGTTGAACGGCGTCTCGGCGCCGAAGGCATTCTTGCGCCACATGAAGCTCTCCCACTTGCCAGACGTCGGCTCGCGGATATAGCTGTCGGGCACCTGGATATAGGTCACGCCGCGGATCGTTTTCATGCGCGACTTCTGCGTCTTGTTGAACACGTCAGAGACGCCGGCGCCGTAATCCTTGTTGGCCCAGTAATCATACATTTCGAGCTGGCGGAACCACAGCGACGGCAGCATGCAATAGACCTCGGTGTCCATATCCATGTCGCCGTAGATATCGAGCCCGCCCGAGGCATATTCGAGATCGGTCGGAGAGATCACCGCCGAGCCGTCGCCCACCGTCTCGATCGCGCTGGTGTTGGCGTCGTAATAGGCGCGGATGGCCTCGTACTTGATCTGGTCGCGCTTGCGGCGCACCGCCATGGTGATCAGCTTCTTGAGCGCGTCCTGCTCCGAAGCGCCGGCCTTGTAGGCGTCCTGGGTGGTCCACCATTCGGCCGCCTCGAAGTCCTCGGGGCTGACCGACACGGTGGTCAGGCCGAGATCATTGACGGGCACCTGCTGAATGGCGCCGGTCAGCTTGTAGACGGCCGACTGGCCGCCGACGACCGGAAACTTGTAGGTGCCGGCCTGGGCGTCGCCGGCCATCATGGTGCCATCGAGCACGCCGCCAAAGGCCTGCAGGTCGATGGTGATGCGGTCCTTGAACTGTTCGTTGAACCAGTTGGGAGAGCTAGTAGACATGGGTTATCCCTTGAATGATGGTTGATCTCGCCATCGGGATAGCCAGCGATCGAGGAGGGTCCGGTGAAGGATAGCCCCCTGTTGGGCCGGGTCCGTTTGAGCTTGCGCCATCATGACCCGGCCACAATGGTGTCAAATCAGCCGTTGCCGAAGAAGTGCTTATATTTGGCATCCAGGTCGGCGCGCTTTTGCCGGTAATTCGGATCGGCCTTGTTGGCTTCCAGCTGGCGCATTTCCTCGCGCAGGCTTTCGCGCGTGACACCCTGGCCGCCGCCGCCGATGTCTTGCGGCGCTGTGCCGCCGCCCTGCACCTTGCCCTTGATCCACTCGAAGAAGGCATGGCCGCGTGCGCTGTCGCCCAGCATCATTTCGGCGTATTCGGCCGCCTTGGGGTCTAGCCCCATGTTGGTCTTGGCGAGGTTGAGGAAATCGAGATTGTCCTGCATGCGCCGGTTGATCGCCTGGTCCTGCTCGGCCGGGGATTTTCCGGCAAAGCCTTCCGGCAGCAGCGCGGCGCGCTCGGCCTTGGCGTCGATCAGCGGCTCCAGCAGGCCCGCCTCGCCCATGGCGGTCAGGCCGTCGCGGTAGGCTTCGAGCGCCGCCATCTGGCCGACACCGTGCTTGTGCAGCGTCTTGGCCATGGCGCCAAAGGCCGGATCTTGTGACAGCATGTCGAAATAGGGCTTTTGCGCGTCGGCGATCTCCAGCTTGCCCTTCAGCGGCTCCAGGTTGAAATAACCCTCTGCCGTCTCGGGCACGCCGCGCTGCGCATCGCGGTCGCGGTAGCCTTTCAGCGCCTTGGCGAAATTGTCGAACGTGCCGTTGAGGTCGGCCCCCTTCAGTGACGGATCGAGGCCCTCGGGCCAGTAATCGCTGGCCGCCGCCGGCGGCGTTGAGGAAGCAGGTGCCGCCGGCGGCGCGCCATCACCGGCCCCAGGAGCGACCGAGGGGGCGGCGGGCGGCGTGGCGGAAGGTGCGGCCGCCGGTGCCGCTGCACCGCCGCCGCCTTCCGCGTTTCGAATGAGGTCGGGCAGGATCTTCATGGTTTCGCTCCTTGGTTGGTTTTCTGGTCGAGCAAGGCCTTGCCCTCGCGCTCGGCGGCGCGGATGGCGAGGCCCACACCGCTGCGGCCCTCGTGCTTGGCGGCTGCCAGAGCCGCCTGCTCGAAGCCGCGCACGGTCACCGCCGGATAAGGCGAGAGGTCGGAAATCTTGTGCAGCCAGTCGAGCAGCTGCTGGCCGCTGGCGGTGCGCTGCAGGCGGCCGAATTCCAGCAGCACCTCGTCGGCCGGCCGGAATGGCTGGTTGACGGCGGCCGGCTGGAACAGGCCTTCCAGCACGCTCCAGCCATTGCCTTTCGCCATGGCCTCCTCGACCATGGCGGCAGCCGAACGCTGCAAATGCGTTGCGGGTGGCATGGGATCAGTACGCGGCCTTCAGAAGCTCCGCCAGTTCCTGGTCCAGGCGGTTTATCTGGCTGCGCATGAAACTCATCGAGGAATGCAGATCTTCGAGTAGCGGGCGTCTTTCTCCCGGCGCGGGCTGGTCAAGGCTTGGCTGCGCAGTGGTTGCCCCTGAGACGCCGAGGATCAGCTCGCGCAAACGCTCGGCCATGCCGGCCAGCTCGCCCATACGGCGCGCGCACCGCTCCACTTCCTGCACCGCCTCCACCAGTACGCCCGATTGCGGTACCTCGGCGCCAGCCTCGACAAAGTTTAACGATTTAGCTGGAGAAAATGCCATATTTCCAAGTCTGTCCATCGTCGTCGCTCCTCTTGTGTTGAACCCGTCAGGCGGCTTGCTGGCCGCCCTCGATCATCCGCATCATGCCGCCAGCCACCTGCGGCGCGGCCTTGGCGGCCATTTCCGCCTGCATTGCCTGGGCCTGCTGTTCCTGCAGTGCCTGGCGGATCTTCTGGCGGTCGTCCGGCGTCGGGATCAGCCCCTTGCTGATCATCATGCCGTCGGCGATCTGGTCGCCCGCCTTGTCGATGTCGAGGTGCTCGGGCAGCTTTTGCGGGCCCACGAGCGCCGTCATCATTTCGGCGTAGTGAGCGATATTCGCCACCTTGTCGGCATCGAGCGCCGCCGCCATCGGCGAGCGCACGCCGACCCCCACGATCAGCTGGTTGAAATCCATCAATCCGCCCAGGTAGCCGAAGGAATTCAGGATCTCGGCCACGCGCGGCACGATGTCGGGATGAACCTCGCGCCACAGCCGCATGAAGGCGCCGAGGTGCACCTGGCCGTTCTGCTTGAGCCTGGCCGCGATCTCGGACGCCGAGCGCGGCGTGCCGGTTTCCGCCGGCAGGCGCGTGTCCATCATCGCGTCGCGGATCTGCTGCTGCAGCCCCTCGATCACCAGTGAGGCGACGTCGAGGCGCCCGGCCGCGGGATCGAGCCGCTGGATATCCGGCCCCATGATGCCGCCGGTCGATTGCATCGGGAAGAACGCGCCCGCCTCCAGCGACGCGGTATCGGGATTGAAGCCCGACGAGGCGCGATAGCCCCACAGGCCCAGCATCTGCACCGCCGCCGAGCGCAAGGCCAGCTCCTGGGCCTTGTTCAGAACCTTGATCGACGGCAGCGCCATGAGGATCGGGCCGCGGCCCCGCATTTCGCCGGTCACACGGTAATAGCGCGGCGTCGACAGCGGCTTGGTGCGATACACCTCGGTGGTGATGAATTCATCGCACTCGCGGTCCATATAGGCCGCGAACTGCCAAAGACCATCCGGCCGCTTCCAGAAATCCTGATAGAGCATCACCTCGGTCGACACCGAGGCCCTGGCCTGCTGTTTGAACGTCACCGAGAATGTGCCCTCGGGAAACGCATCAATGATGGCGCCCCGCTCGGCATAGCGCCGCCACGAGGCCAGGTTCACCCGGCCATAGGCGTCGCCCTTCAGCGCCACCTCGTCCTGCGGCGGCGCGAAGAAGATCACCGGCTGGTCGCGCGTGCCCCGCAACGGGATCAGCACGCCCTGGCCGACGCCCAGGTCGGTGCACATTTCGTTGGTCGCGGTGTCGAGGTCGCCCGCTTCCATGAATGGGTACATGAATTCGCCGGTGCGCTCGAATTCGCGCTCCAGCATGGCGAGCTTGCGCGCCCCTTGCGGGCCCTCCAGCGCCAGCGCCTGTTTCACCAGGGCGCCCGGCACCAGGGCCGGCGGCTGGGCGAACAGCATGCGCTGCAATTGCCCGGCAAGGTGCATCGCCGAGGTCGGCGCCGTCATGTCGAACAGGCTGTCGGCGATCCGCTTCGAGGTGCCGGCCGAGCCGGGTTTCCGGTTGGGAATGGCAAAATCGTAGGCGTCTCGATAGAGGCCATCCCAGGCGGTCGTGTCCTGCCAGGCGCGCTCGGCCAGGGCCTTGCGGCGGCCGACCGGCGACGCGCTGTTGCTGGCGGCGTCGTAGGCCAAGTCAGGCCACCGTCGAGGGCAGCGCCGAGGGTGTGGCGTCGGCGAACAGGCGGCGGCCGCGCGGGTTCTTGCGGATCAGCGCGGTGCGCGCCGTGTCGGCGTTGAGCGTCGACAACTGCCGGGCCTGCGCCACGCGCGTCTGCTCGCGCTGCAGCTTCTGCTGCTTTTCAAGGTCCTTGTTGCCGAACAAGGTGGAAAAGACGGTGCTCAAGGGGCGGGCCTCCCGATCCAGATGGAACGATCGGCAAGACGTCCCGGCCGGAAGCCGGCAAGCCTTGCCATGCGCTGGGCCCTGGCGTCCGTGGTCCGGATATGCGCAAAAGCCACGATGCCATCCTGCACGAAGCGGAGCAGCGTCAAATGTGCCAGCTTCACCAGTCCGCGCATGTGGTGTTGCGCCGCCGGCGTGAAGGTGATCGCCACCTCCACCCGCCTGGCCCGGTGCCACATCAGCATCACCAGGGCCAGCGGCTGGCCGTCGGCCTCGATCACCTCGGCGCCGTAGTGGCGCACCTGGTAGACTAGCGCCCGCCGCATGAAGCTGCGCGCCCCGGCAAAGGCCATGGCGTCGAAGATGGTGGCCGGCCTGGCGCTTACAGATCCCATACGGATTTCCGGCCCTTCACCACGGTCGGCTGGGTCCGCATCGGCACCACATTGGCGCCGCGCACCCCCTGGGCCATGGCGGCGATCGCGCCGTAGCGGCCGCGATGCCCCAGGCACACGTATTGCAGCGCATCGTGCACATGCGAATATTCGTTTTTCGCCACGGCCAGCTTGTCGGTCGAACCTGCACTCGCCTGCTTCGTCAGCTTGTAGTGGGCCGCGAAACCGCCGATCAGGCGGCGGCAGCGCGGGTCGATCAGCATGCGGGGCGTGCGCGCGTCGATGAAACCGAGGTAGAACCGCACTGCGTCTTGCCGCAGCCCCGGCTCGTTGGACGGCGCCGGCTCGATGTTGAGCGACAGCACCTGAGCCACGATCTCCACCCAGCTCAACTCGCCGGCAATCCGGTCGGCGCCGTAGAAGCTCGACGGGTCGGCATAGATCTCGCGCACCGCCAGGCCCGGAAATTCCGCCATCAGGCATTCGAGGATCATCGCCGCGAAGCGCGTCGGGCCGGTGCCGGGCTCGGCGCAGATTTCCTTGAGCACCAGCAATTGCCCGGTGGGCAGCGGCTGGCAGATCGCCGCGGCGGGCGATCCCCCGGCATCGAGGCCGATCGCCAGCGGCACATTCTCGCGCGGCCGCAGGTTTTCGTCCGACCGGTGGACGGCGAGCGCGAATTCATCCTCGTAGACCGGCCGCCCGTCGAGCGAGTAACCCGGTTCCCCGTAGACGTAGCGGCGCGCGTCGTTGCGCGTCATGGTCTGCAGATCCTGCTCATAGGAAGATCGAGGCTTGCCGATCCGGTTCTCGGCATTGGCGGCCAGGCCCGAGGGTTGCCGGAACAGCTTGTAGAGCGGCCATTTCTCGGGCTCCTCCAGCAGGTTCTTCACCAGCCAGTGGTCGAGGTCGGGCGGGTTGAAATCGCCCCACAGCAGGCGCGGCAGCACCACGTCGTCGGCCTCGATCGAGATCCCGGCGGCCGCCATCAGCCTGCGATAGTCGCGCGTCACGCGATCAAGTTCCGACGGCGCGATCTGGTCGACCGAGGGATAGCGCCCGGTGCGAGAGAACATCAGGCCCGGAATACGCTCGCCGAACAGGTCCAGCTCGTTGAGCCAGGCCATGCTGGTTTCAAACCCCTTGATGAATTGCTCGGGGATGGCGTCGCCGATCGCCGCGAATTGCATCGTCAGCTGCACCTCGACGGTCGACCGGTCGCGGATCGTGCCGAAGCGCAGCTTGTGTACCGCCGGGCGGTCGATGCCGCCCTCGTAGCTTTCCGTCCAGGGGTGATTTTTCGGATAAAGCCGCTCGTTGTGCCAGCTCTCCAGCGCGGTGCGCGCCAGGTCGCGGTAGGTGGTGCGCAGCACCGTCGCCTTGCAGCGGATGATCCCGTCACGGCACACCGGCATCCAGCTCGCCGCCATGTGCACCGCCTTGAAGGCCGCCGCCACCGTCTTGCCCGAACCCGCCGGGCCCATGATCGCGCTGATCGGGTGGCGACTCTCGATGTACGCCGCACCGA